AAGTGCTGGCACTTTACACACCCGGCCGGGTGCTGGCTCATGCCTTGAGTGAAACTGTTGAACGTATCCGGGAAAAGCGGGCGCAGGGGGACACGAAACCATTGTCCAATCACAACTACCTGAAAACTGTCTATCAGTCAGCCGAACAGGTTATTGCCCAAAGCAGCAATATCAATGCACGGGAGAAACAACAAGTTTCTGGTTCTGACAGTCGTGACGCATATTTTAAACAAATGCAGCAATACGGTATTGATTTAGTTACACTACCAGGAGGCAAAGAGTGGTTAGAGCAACAAGCAAGGGGGTTAAATGGATAGTGATTACTTTTTTACATTAGTGCCGATTGCATGTTCTTTCTGGGTATTTTTTGATGCGTGCCATAATCGTATTGGTCCATACCACGATGAACAGCAAAAAATTCATGGACGCTCTCCAATTTGGTGGGGAACGTTGACTTTATTCCTAACAATAATCTTCTTCCCTTTGTATCTAATTCGAAGGAAAACATTGTTGGCTGTTGCGCAAGATAATCCAGTCAAAAGCGATAAGAGCTTAGGGATTTTAATTCTTTCAATACTGAGTGGATTATTTATTTGGTATTTTCACTTGAGCTATTAAACGGGTTGTCAATATGAAAAACCTACCACTTTTTGCCGATAATTATAATGAATTGGGACAAATATTAGATCAACTCGATGATATACCAGAGGCAGAACTACAGGCACGCTGGCCGCAGCTACTTGCTGATATCATTGATTTATTTAGCACTGAGTTGCAACGCCAAGGTTGTGTGAAAGATACGCGATTGTCGGCTAGTAAATTAGCAAGTGCATTAGCGCATTACTACGGTGGCAGAGCTGTTTATTTACCTACCGGCGACACATTGAAAGTCGCATTACGTGATAACCGGTTATTTAATGAGTGGAGTTGTTCGCGCAGTGATGTTGTGCAATTAGCAAAAAAATACAATCTCACCCATTCGACGGTGTATGCTATTCTGCGTCAGCAATTAGCGCTCCATCGTAAACGTTATCAAGGTGAGCTTTTTAAGTAATTACCTGTTCTGAATGGGTTTGTTTGACTTCCCACAAACCCACTTTCTCCTTACTAAACACGATGATGAGCTACCGATTATCAACAACAGGTAGCCATCATGACTTACCGTTACAGCGTTTCCTTTATCCATGCTATCCATTACTTACTGTCCGTGGAAGGCGGCTATGTCAATAACCCCCATGACACCGGCGGCCAGACCAAGTTTGGTATCAGTCAGCGCAGCTACCCTCACCTCAAGATTGCCGCATTAACCGAAGACGATGCCACAACACTCTATTATCGGGATTTTTGGCTGAAAGCCGGTTGCGATAAGTTACCCGCGGGTCTCTCGCTGGCGGTGTTTGATGCCGCCGTTCAGCACGGAATCAAGCCCGCCGTACAACAATTACAACAGGTGGTGGGTGTGCAGGATGACGGCGTTATCGGTCCTGACACGCTGAATGCCGTTGAAGCCTTTGCCCCGCCATATCTGTTTACCCGGCTGCTTAATCAGCGTGCGCGAACTTACGCCCGTATCATTGCCGTAAACCCGACACAAAAAGTTTTTCTTGACGGCTGGTTTAACCGCCTGGATAAGCTGGCATCCGCCGCGTTAGAGGTGTTGTGATGCTGCCGCCGCCGATTTCAGACAATCTGTTAAAAAGGCAAATCGCTGAACTGCGTAACCCGCGTTATCTCAGTATCTATGAAGCCGGGCGGGAACGTTGTTTACAGCAGGCACTGGCCGGCAAAGATATCAGCGACATGCCAATTTATAGCTATAACGCCACGTATCAATCGCTATTTTGCCGTGGCTGGCAATCCGTTTCTGCTCAAGATATCCGCTTATTACGGGCTGAACGCAACAGGAGGCCGGTATGTTAGCGCACTTAAAGCAGCTTATCAGCAATCCGGCAACCGGTCGCCTCTCAACCTCTGATACCACCTTATTTGGCGCATTTATTGCCAGCACGGCGGTGCTGCTATGGTGTGCGCTCGCCGGCAAGATGGATGAATATCTGTTCGTTGGCTACCTTGCCGCGTGGGTCACGCATTCTCAGGCATCAAAACAAGCCGCCATCAAGCGTGACAGAGAACAAAAGATAAACGTCACCGACAGCCGGGAGGTGTTTGCCCGTGATTAATCCTATCCGACTCTGGCGCTATGGTGGCGTTGTGATGGTGTGCTGTGTGGCTTTTGGCCTGGGCAATAAGCTCGCTGAATTACGTTTACAGCCCAAAATAGATCAAGAAATTGAAAACCGTCAAGCGGCAGAACTGTCTTTTTATATGGCACAAAAAGCCACTGCCGAATTAAACGCCGGCGCGTTGCATGATTTGATTGAAAAACAGCAGGCACAGCAACATGCAAATGAAAAGGTTTCAAATGACTTATACGCCGCTATCACGCGCTTATCACAAACCACACAGCGCCTTGAGCAAAATATTCCCGGTGCTCTTAGTCGCGATGGTGACGCTTACACCGGTATTGGCCCTGACGGGTTGCGGCTCTACCAAACCGCTCTCGGTTACCACCACGCCGCCTCTGGTGATTTCAGCCTGCCCGGCCATTCCGCCCGATCTGTTGCAACTGCCGCCGAAACCGCCGATGCCCCGTTCCGGGGAACCCCAGGCGCTGCTGACCCACGCCAGCCGGTACGGGCAATGGAGCCAGGAACTGGAGCACAAGCTGCGGGCAATCAAAACCTGGGCCGGCCAACAACGGGGAAAACAAAATGAGCAGACTGATTGATAAAGCCTGTGAAGCAGAACAATGCCAGCGCGAATTGGCCCTAAAAGCCCATATTGAGCGCCCGGTTCAGACAGGGAACGGCATTTGCGGTCACTGTGGCGAGGTCATTTCTCCTGCCCGGCTGGCCGTGAATCCCGCGTTTGAACGCTGTATTGACTGCCAAAAACAGGTTGAATTCTGGGAGAAAAAATTTGGTGCTGGCCCTGCTTAAAGAAAACTGGTCGATGGTGTGGGCGGCAGTCACGGTCACCTTTAACGTGGTGCTGGTGTTGCTCAGTAAAACCTACGCCAAACGTGATGATGTGGAGTTACTTAAAGTGCAGGTGCGCCAACTTGAAGGTTCATTATCCACACTGCCTAATCAGAAAGAATTACACGCTTTACAGTTGGAAATGGCGAACCTGCGCGGGGACTTAAAAGCCGCCTTGCCAGAACTGCGTCAGCTACGCCACCTGAGCGATCTGTTATTGCAAAATGAATTGAAGGAAAAAAATTAATGTCATCCATGCGTGAAATCTTAAATACCGACCAGCGATTGGTGATTTTGCGGTCGCTGGCTGAGTGTGGCGGTGATGCTAATGAATCGGTGTTACAGACTTGCCTTGATGCCTACGGCCATCGTGTCAGTCGTGATGTTGTACGAACGCATTGCCACTGGCTGGCTGAACAAGGGCTGGTTTCGGTCAATGATGTTGCCGGTTGCCTGGTCATGACTTTAACCGGGCGTGGCGTGGATGTGGCAGAGGGTCGCAGTACCGTACCCGGTGTAAAACGGCCACGGCCCAGGGGATAATCATGAATGATAAACGGACACGTGGCCGGCCATCCAAGATTGATTTGTTGCCGCAGGCCATCCGGGACCAGTTGCACGGTTTGCTGCGTGACAAACGGCATACCCAGGAAGATATCCGGGCGGCAGTGAATGAATTGATTGATGAAGAGGGCTTACCGGATACGCTGAAAATTTCCCGTACCGGACTGAACCGTTATGCGTCCCGCATGGAAACCCTGGGTGCGCGTATCCGTGAAGGCCGTGAAATTGCTGATGTGTGGGTCTCCCGGTTGGGTTCTGCACCCTCTTCCGACGTGGGTAAGTTGTTGCAAGAGTTTGTGAAATCCCTGGCGTTTGAAACCAGCATGAAGCTGGCCGAAGGCGGGGAGCCGGTTGAACCGAAGGCCTTGTCTCAGTTAGCCCTGGTGGCTGCCCGGATTGAACAGGCCGCCATGACCAGCACCAAGCGCGAAAAAGAGATCCGCGCGGCCTTTGCGGCGGAAGCCGCAGAGCAGACAGAAACCCTGGTCAAACAGGCTGGCCTCACGGCAGAAGCGGCGGCAGAGATCAAGCGTCAAATTTTGGGGATTGTTTAATGTTGGCACAGGAATTAAATCCGGCGACGGAATTTATTATCAACGCGGTTAACGATGAGACGTTTGATCCCAATGCAGTGCTGCTGGGTTATCAAAAGCGCTGGATTGCCGATGAATCTGTCTTAAAAATTGCGGAAAAATCGCGGCGTACCGGATTGACCTGGGCTGAAGCTGCCGATGCGTCATTGACCGCCGCCAAAGCCCGTGACGCCGGCGGCACAAACCATTTCTATATCGGTTCCAATAAAGAAATGGCCCGTGAGTTCATTGATGCGGCGGCCATGTGGGCCAAAGCTTACGGACTGGCGGCGGGTGAAGTCGGTGAGGAGGTCTTTGAAGATGAAGACAAAGCTATCCTGACGTTCGTTATTTACTTTAGCAGCGGGTTTAAAGTCCAGGCATTATCCAGTAACCCCAAGAACCTGCGCGGGATGCAAGGGAATGTCACTATTGATGAAGCCGCTTTCCATGAACGGCTTGCCGAGGTGCTGAAAGCCGCGCTGGCCTTGACCATGTGGGGCGCAAAAGTGCGCATTATTTCTACCCATAACGGCAATGAAAACCTGTTTAACGAGTTGCTCCAGGATTCCCGTGCCGGGCGTAAACGGTACTCTGTTCATACGATTACGCTGGATGATGCCTGTCACGAAGGATTGTATAAACGTATCTGTCAGGTTTCCCGGCAAACCTGGTCGCGGGAAAAAGAAGACGAATGGAAAGCTAATTTACTCAAAGATACCGCGACGGAAGACGATGCGCTGGAAGAATATTATTGCGTGCCGAAGCAAGGCAGCGGGGCCTATATCCCTCGTGTGCTGATTGATCGGGCAACCGATGCTGGGTGTGTTGTTGTCCGCTTTGCTATGCCCAAGGGCCATATGAGCTGGACAGAAGATGAGCGCAGAAATACGGTACTCGAATTCTGCGAGGAACAGTTACACCCCGAACTCAATAAGCTGAACCCTGATACCCGTCATGCCTACGGACAGGATTTTGCCCGTTCCGGCGATTTATCGGTTATCGGTGCCGGCAGTATTGAGCAGAACACTCGCCGCATGCTACATGTCACCGTTGAATTGCATGATGTGCCTTACAATCAGCAACGCCAGATAGCCTTTTTTATGATTGACCGACTCCCCCGTTTGGTCGGGATCGCTATCGACTCGACCGGGAACGGCGGGTACTTAGGGGAAGCTGTATTGTTACACTACGGTGAAAGTGTGGTCGATGCTATCCATATTACGGATAATTTCTATCGTGAATGGTCACCAAAATATAAAGCGCTGTATGAATCCAATGACATCAGTATTCCTAAAGATGAAGACATCATTGCCGACCAGCGCCAAATTCAGAACATCCGCGGCGTGCCCAAAATTGATAAAACCCGCCGAACCGGGACCGACGGTAAAAAACGTCACGGTGACAGTGCCGGGGCGTATCTGATGTTTACCCGCGCGACCTATATGGAGGGACAAATGATTGACTTTATTCCGTTGCCGGGTAAACACACCGTGGCAGATGACGATGACGATTTGCCGACCTTTGAGCGAGGCTGCTGGTGAAAATATTAAACAGGTTAGTGGATGCGGTAGGTCGCCGGTTTTGGTTTAAACACGAGATGCAGACTCAGGATGATGAGTCACGCGTATCGCAATTACGCCGATACTACGGTGATCATCCGGTCAGTGGTTTGACGCCCGCGCGCGCGGCTGAAATTCTGGTTGAGGCCGAACGCGGGCAACTCCTTGCGCAATGCGAACTCGCCGAAGATATGGAAGAAAAAGACGCGCATTTGCAGTCAGAATTGGGTAAGCGCCGGCGGGCTATACAGTCGCTTGACTGGTCGATTAAACCACCCCTACGGGCCAGCCGTGAAGAAACCCGGGATGCGGAACTGTTGACAGAAATCTTATCGGATGCCAGCTGGTTGTCGGATTGTCTCTTTGATGCCACGGATGCCATTCACAAAGGTTTTTCCTGTCAGGAAATTGAGTGGGAAAATGCCGGCGAGTTGATTATCCCGCGTGCGGTGGAATGGCGTGATCCATCCTGGTTTCAGACGCCCCAAGATAAACGCAATCAGTTGCGCTTACGGGATGGGACCGCCAGCGGAGAAGATTTGCAGCCGTTCGGCTGGGTACAGCATATCGCCAAATCGAAGTCGGGCTATCTTGCCCGTACCGGATTAATCCGAACCCTGGTCTGGCCGTTTATCTTCAAGAACTATTCGGTCCGGGATTTGGCCGAGTTTCTTGAGATTTACGGTCTGCCTATTCGTGTAGGACAATATCCGGCGGGCGCGACAGACAAAGAGAAACAGACGCTGCTCCATGCGGTCATGTCTATCGGTCACAATGCCGGCGGGATTATCCCGCGCTCCATGCTGATTGATTTTAAAAATGCCGCCGATGGCACGGCAGATCCGTTTATGGCCATGATGAGTTGGGCGGAATTGAGTATGTCCAAAGCTATCTTAGGCGGCACACTGACCAGTCAGGCCGACGGTGCAACCAGCACTAACGCGCTGGGTAACGTGCATAATGAAGTCCGTTTTGAAGTGCGCAACAGTGACGCAACTCAACTTGCTGCTACACTGACACGAGACCTTGTATTTCCTTTGTATGCCCTTAATTGTCGATCGTTTGATAATCAGCGTCGCAAGCCGGTGTTTGAATTTGATTTGTCCGAACCGGAAGATGTGAGTGCTTATGCAACGGCATTGCCCTCACTGGTCAGTCTGGGGATGAAAATTCCGGTGCAGTGGGCACATGATAAGCTGCAAATTCCTGTTGCCGCGGATGATGAAGCCTGCCTGAAAGCGCCAGAACAACCTGCAACCCCCAATTTCTCTGCCTTTTTAAACGCCAAACCCAGTTGGACCGCATTAACGGCGGCACCGACGACGTCAGTCAATACCATGCCGGGCGCGGTAAGCGGGCAGGAATGGCAAAATGCCGTTGACCCGTTGCTAACCCCTGTTATTGAGGCGCTCACTACCGGCGGTTATGCGGCGGCAAAAAACAAAGCGTCTGAACTCTATGCTGAAATGGAGGATGAACAGCTCGCCGATATGTTACACCGGGCGATGTTTGTCGCCGAACTGTGGGGGCGTTTAAATGCCACAGCCGGTTGATTTGGGTATTGCCGCTAAATTGGAGCCCAGGCTGGCTGTTGATTACTTTCGCGCCAAAGGTTATGACATCGCATGGAATTGGCAGGAAACCGATGCTGCCGCCCATGCGCGGGCGTTCACAGTAGCCAAAGCGGCGCGGATGGATATTCTGACGACTATTCGTGAGGAAGTGGATAAAGCGCTGAGTCAGGGCGCCACCGAACGCGATTTTATCAAGATCCTGAAACCCCGTTTGCAAGAACAGGGTTGGTGGGGGAAGCAAATTGTTGTTGACAGTGACGGTCGTGCGGAAACAGTCCAACTGGGCAGCCCGGCCCGGCTGGCAACGATTTATCGCACCAATTTAGCAACCGCGTATCAGGCCGGGCGATACCAGCAGCAACTGGCAAGTACCGAGACTCACCCTTATTGGCAGTACATTGCCGTGATGGACAAGAACACCCGCAAAAGCCATGCCGCCATGCACGGGCGGGTGTTTCGTTTCGATGATCCGATTTGGAACACGCTCTATCCGCCCAATGACTGGGGGTGTCGCTGCCGCGTTCGCGCATTGACTGCCGCACAGGTTAAACGGATGGGATTAACGGTCGAGTCCAGTCTCGGTGCGGTGAGCACCCAACTTGTTGAAACGGGGATTGATAAGCAGACGGGTGAAGTTTACCAGTCGGAAGTCACGACGTACCGCCACGGCAAGCAGCGCATGACCACCGGCGCGGGCTGGTCAAACAATGCCGGGCAATTGGCAATGGGGTCGGATATCAGTATTGCGCGCAAGCTGATTGCATTGCAGAACCGCGAGCTCCGTCAGCAGGTTATCCAGTCGTTAAATAACGCCCCGGTACGACAACACGCGTTCGCGCAATGGGTCGGCCAGGTACTGACGCAACGGCGCCCTGGCAACAACATTCAGCCGCTTGGATTTATGACAGACGATATTGCCGTGGCGGTGGAAGAACGGACGGGTAAGCCTGCCGCCCGCGTGCTGGCTATCAGTGAAAAAGACCTGGTGCATGCTGACAGCCTTAAACACCAGAAAAAAGGCGTCGCATTGACGATGGCTGAATATCAGGCGTTACCACGGGTGATTGCCAGTCCCTCGGCTGTCCTCTGGGATAGGCAGAATCAGAATTTGTTGTATATCCGCAGTGATGATAACAGTACCATCAAAACGGTGATCAATGCGCCCTGGTCTGTACGTAAGCAACCGGATGCCTTAGATGTGGTGATTAATACCTACCGGGTGCCGTTAACTGAACTGAAAAAAGGCGTAGCCGGCGGAAATTATGAGTTACTGAAAGGCACGCTATAACAACAAAGCCCCGAATAACGGGGCTTGTACAGTGGCGGGAGTTGAACCCACATAAACGTATGGCGCTCTGCGCTGACGTCGAATTACCGGTTATTCGTACACTGTTTAACCTATTTTACCATGAGTAAGAATGAATGCAACTTGACTATCAATTTGACGATGCGGCGATACAAGCAGCCTTTAAACGTGTTCAAAAGCTGGGGCGGGATACCACGCCGATCACCCGCGCGATTGCTGCTGTTCTCGCCAGTGAAAGCGAAGAGGCATTTGCAAAAGAAGCTGACCCGACAACCGGTAACCCCTGGCAACCGTTAACCGAGAAATATAAAGCGAAATTAGCCAAAAAAGGGAAGACGGGGCCGATGTTACAGCGCTCACAGGGGGGGCTGGCGATGTCGTTGTCAACCGCGTATGACGCAGTGAGCGCGGCCATTGGCGCCAATAAAGTTTACGCCGCAATCCATCAGTGGGGCGGGTTGCCCGATATGCCTCCGGGGCCGGCAGCAGTCCCTGCCCGCCCGTATATGGGGCTGTCAGCGCAAGGCGTGGCGGATATTATCGACATTATTGATACGCAGCACGCAGCCGCATTGAAGCCGCGTTAGCCTGCCAGCCTTACAGAAAAAAAAGTTAAACGTCTCCCGGCATTTTTAAACGGGTTTTAAACGGGGTATAGTGTCACTGCTCACCCCCGTTTTATCTTTTCTTCCCAGGCAGGTGTGATCCCCCACAAACCCACCTTTTTTTCACATTGCCCAAAATGGCGATATGAAAACCAGAATACCCACCCCAAAAAAACGTGTCGCCATTTTGAGTGCCGCGATTTCGAACAGCGCCGATGGCTGGTATCAACTCCTGCCCGCCGGACATTTCAGCGCCCGGGATGGTCGCCCGGACGATGTGCCTGGCGGGCAGTGGTTTATCGATACCAACATTGCTGAACAGTTTATTGCTGCTACAGCGGCCATCGGTCAGCCCGTACTGTTTGATTACAACCATGTGACATTAAAACAGGATGAAGATGCTGCTGCGTGCAAAGACGCTATTGCGGCGGCGTGGCTGAAAAATCCCGCAACAGATATGCAGTGGCGCGAAGGTTTGGGGCTGTTTGTTCGCCTGTCGTTAACGCCTGCGGCTCAAACCGCCATCGATAACAGCGAATGGGCTTATCTGTCAGCAGTATTCCCTTATAACGAACTGGGCCATCCCCTTTATTTGAGGATGGGTGCGCTCACCAACGACCCCGGTTTAACCGGCATGCAATCCCTGGCCGTACTCGCGGCATCTGACTTATTCCCCAAATCTGAGGATACCTTTATGAATGACATGCTACTCCAGTTACTGGAGCAGTTGGGTATTGAACTGCCCGACGACACCGCCGAACTCAGCGAGGACGCGCTCAGTGATTTACTGAATCAGGCGTTGTCTGCAATTGAAACCCTGAAAGCCTCAGCCCAGGCTGCTGTTGATACGCAGGACGTGATTGAAAACACCGCAGATCCTGCCAGCGTCACCAGCGGCGTGACCGATATCGTTGATGATGCCGCCGCCGATATCACCGAAGCGGAGCAAATCTTAGAAGACGCTGCATTGAATGGTGTGGATTTAACTCAATTTGTTCCTGCTCGCGCGTATCAAATTCTGGCCCGTCGTGCGGCAGTATTAAATGCCCGTTCCGGCGCACAAAGTGCCGAGTCGATTATTACCACGGCCCGCCGGCAAGGGCGGGTTGTCGCGGCGGAGGTCCCTTATTTGCGGACGTTAGCGCGACAACATGGTATTGCAGCACTGAATGCCGCCATTGCGGGCCGTACCAGCATTACGGCACTCACCAGCCGCCAAACACTGAGAACGAAAACCCCATCGCGTATGGCCGTTTTGTCCGCATCTGAAAAAGAAGCGGCACGCCTTCAAGGGTTATCTGAAACCGAATTCCTGAAACGTAAACAAAAAGGAGCCAAATAATGGCGATTGTGACCCCTGCGCTGATTAAAGCGTTATTCACTGGCTGGAATGGCGATTTTCAAAACGGTCTGGATGACGCGCCGAGTCAATATGAAAAAATCGCGACCGTCATGCCCAGTACAACAAAATCCAATACTTATGGCTGGCTGGGGCAATTTCCGGGCATGCGTGAATGGATTGGTGATCGCGTTATCAAAGATATGCAATCACACGGCTATCAAATCATTAACCGGCCGTTCGAAAGCACAGTGGGCGTTGATCGGGATGACATTGAAGACGATAACGTCGGCATTTATGGCCCCTTATTTACTGAAATGGGCCGTGCCGCCGGTGTACAACCCGATGAGCTGGTGTTCGGTGCGCTGTCAAACGGCTTCTCCAATTTGTGTTACGACAAACAGAATTTCTTTGATGCTGACCACCCGGTCTACCCTGATGTGGACGGTAAGGGTGATGCTGAATCGGTCAGTAACATTCTGACAGACGACAGCTACAAAGGGCTGCCGTGGTTTGTGCTCGATAATTCCCGCGCGATTAAGCCTGTCATTTTCCAGCAACGTAAAGCGCCGGAACTGGTGGCGATGGACAAAGTCGATGATGAGCAGAACTTTATGCGCAAACTCATTCGTTATGGCGTTGATACCCGCTGCGAGGCCGGCTACTCATTTTGGCAACTGGCTTACGCCGCTAAAGCGCCGTTGATCGCGGATAATGTCTGGGCGGTGATTTCCGCCATGCGTCAGTTTAAAGCTGACGGAGGCCGCCCGCTGGCCATCCGGCCCACTCATCTGGTTGTGCCGGCGGCCATGGAAAAAGAAGCAACCCGGCTCCTTGAGCGTGAACTGACCGTAGACGCCAAAGGCGGCACTGTCAGCAATGAAATAAAGGGCCGCCTTGAGCTGATTGTAGCGGACTACCTCTAATTACCTGTTAAACGGGGTATTAACCCCGTTTAAACCCAGTTTAAAGGACATGAAATGTTATGTCAGAGAAAATTTCAATGGCTGAAAACGCCGAAACAAAGGGTGTTTGCGTGGTTAATACCGCCCATGATGGCTATCGCCGTGCCGGGTTTGTGTTTGTTCGGGGAGAAAACACGTTGCCGACCGTTAATGTTGACCAGCGCCAGGCGCTGGAAGCTGATCCGCGTCTGTCTGTCACGGATATCACGACAGGTACCGATAATGACGAACCGGGGCGGCTGGCTCATCAAGATGATACAGCTACGTTAGCTAACACAAAGAAAGATAAGGCGAATAAATGAGTTATGCCCGGCTTGCTGATATGTACGCGCGTTACAGTCGTGACAGCCTGAACACGCTGACGGATGTCAAGATTGATAACTGGGCGGCATTAACCGATGACGAACTGACGATGGCGCGTCAGCAATTGATACAAACGGCGCTGGATGATGCTTGCGCGACGATTGACGGCTATATCGACAGTCGCGCGACATTACCACTGAAAACGGTTCCGTCTGTTCTGGTCAGGGTGGCCTGTGTGCTGGCGCGGTTTTCGCTCGAAGACGGCGCGGCAACAGAAAAAGCCACGAAAGACAGTGAAGATGCAATCCGTCTGTTGGAAAAAGTCGCCGCCGGGGATGTGAGTTTGGGCCTCAGTAAAGAGGCTGAACGCCCCGAGGGCGGTGATGTTGCGCAAATCACCAGTGGCGGCAGTGTCTGGCAGCGCGAAAAATCGCGGGGATTTATCTGATGAAGACACCGGCCTCGATCACCAGTGATATTTCGGACGCGTTGCTGGCGGGTATTCAGCAGTTGTTTGGTAAAACACTGCGCAAAGTGGATACCCACCCCGGACAATGGAGCGACAGCGCAGTCAAGCTGATTATCAATACCGCGCCGGCGGTTTACGTTGCCTGGTTAGGCAGTCGACAGGGCGAGATACGTCATACCGCGATTAGCACCTGGGGCGTCTTTGTCAGCGCCAGCGTGTTAAATGGTCGGCAAACCCAGGCGCCGGGCATTTATCAGATTGTTGAACGACTCACCGCCTGGCTGAATAACCGCCGGATTGCCCCGGCGGGTAACTTCGCACTGACTCAGGTTGGCAACTTGTGGAGCGATACGCAAAGTCAGGCAGGCGTAGCGGTGTATGGGCTGTATTTTGATGCGCCGCAACCGTTGCCGGACCCAATGGCTATTGACGATTTAGACGATTATGAAACTCATTATCAGCAATGGGGGCAGCCAACGGGGACGCCTGAGCAGGAAGCCCTGATTGATTTACCTATTCAGGATAAATGAAAACCATGACTGAATTGCATATTAAACCCACACCGGGGCTGATTGTTCGTGACCCTGAGACCTACGAACCCTTGGCTGAAAAAGGCGATAAAAAGCCGCGTATTGGGTACTGGTTACGTCGCCTGAAAGAGGGTGATGTAGTTGAAATTCTTGCTGTATCAACGAAAAAAGGAGCGCAATAAATGGCTCTCTCATTTAATGAAATCCCATCCAATATTCGGGTGCCGCTGTGCTATATCGAATTTGATAACAGTGCTGCCGTTACCGGCACACCGCAGATGTTGCATAAAACACTGCTTTTAGGGTTGCGCATGAAAACCGGGCGGGTGCCCGCCGGGCAACCTTTTCGCGTCACTTCTGCCAGCGCGGCTGAAACCGCATTTGGCCGTGGCTCGATGCTGGCTGAAATGGCGGCGTCATTTATCAAAGGCAACGCGTTTGCTGAACTGTGGGCGCTCGCCCTTGACGATACTGACAATGGCGTTAAGGCTGAGGGGAAAATTCAGCTTATCGGTAAGGTGGCCCAGACTGGACAAATTGCGCTGATGATGGCCGGCGTTCCTGTACGTGTTACGGTGAAAGCCGGTGATGATGCGGGCGCGATGGCTGGCAAAATCCGCGAGGCGATTAACGCAAATGAAAAGTTGCCGGTGACGGCGAGCGCGGAAGCCCTGGCTGACACCGTAATGTTGAAGGCCAAATGGGGGGGTGAGACGGGCAATGATATTGATGTCCGGGTCAACTACTACGACGGGGAAATGCTCCCGGCGGGCATCAATTTAGCGATCACCCCGATGGGTGGGGCTACGGGCAACCCCGATTTAGCGGCAGCCATTACCGCATTCGGTGACACCTGGTGGAACTATATTGTTAACCCCTTCACGGATACACCGAACCTCGATTTACTGCGTGATGAGCTGAAAACCCGTTGGGGGCCGCTGCGGATGATGGACGGGATATGCTGGATGGCCTATCGCGGTACACTGGCGCAAGCGTCAACGTTCGGTACGTTACGCAATGATTATCTGTTTTCAACGATGGCAACGGGTATTTCGCCGCAGCCAACTTATATCTGGGCGGCCACCCTGGCGGGCGTGGCGGTAGGTTCACTGAGTATTGACCCGGCCCGCCCGCTTCAAACCTTGCAACTGCCCGGTATTTTGCCGCCTGCCGCGAGTGACCGTTGGGCACTGAATGAACGTAACTTGCTGCTTTATGACGGGATGTCAACATTCAATGTCGCGGCCGGTAATGTCGTGCAGATCGAGCGCATGATAACCATGTATCGCCAAAACAGCTTCGGCGACCCCGACCCCAGTTATCTGGATGTTGAGACTATCGCGACACTTTCGTATCTGCGTTACTCAACCCGGGTGCGTATCACGCAAAAATACCCGCGCCATAAGCTGGCTAACGACGGCACGCCGTTCAGTGCCGGTCAGGCGATAGTCACGCCGTCAGTCATCAGAACGGAGTTGTTGGCACTGTTTACCGAGCATGAATTTGCCGGTCTGGTGGAAGATTTCGACGCTTTCAAAACGACGCTGATTGTTGAACGCGACAGCAATGATCGCAATCGGCTTAATGTCCGTAGTAACCCGAATCTGGTTAATCAGTTCCGTATTTACGCTCACGCTATCCAGTTTATTTTGTAACAGGAAAACTTATGGCAAGCCCCTATCAATACACCGGGATCGCGTATATCCGGCTGAATGGCAAAGAAATTCCAACCAAGGACGGCGCGCAACTGACGCCGGGCGGCGTAACCCGCGACCCGGTTATCGGCGCCAGGGTTTACGGCTGGCAGCAGACACCAAAGGAGGCCCGGCTGAGTTGTGTTATTCCTCAAGGTCCAGGCGTCAGTCTGTTTGTGATTAAAAATATGGTGGATGCGACTATCGAATTTGAATGTGATACCGGCGAGCGGTTCATGCTGGCTAACGCCTGGTGTGACGGCAATGTGTCCCTGACCAGCAAAGGTGAGATATCCGCTGAATTTATCGGCATTGAATGTAAGGAGATTTAACCATGTTTCAGTTAAAGCACGGCCTGCAATACGGCCATGATGACGAGGCCGAAAAGCAGTTTGATGTCGAGTTACGCCAGCTCACCGCCGGCGATTTGATTGATGCTGAAACCGCCAGTGAGCGGGTCGTGATGACAGAAAAAGGCCCGATGTTACTCTCCAGTCCTGCGCTAATGGGCTATGAGTTATTACGTCGCACTATCGCGCGTATTGGCAACATCAACGGCCCGATACCGATGGTACTGTTAAAAACACTGCATCAGGATGATTTGGAGTTAATCGCCAGCCAAGCTGGTTTACAGCGTCATATTGCGATGGAAACGATGAGGCAAGTTGCAGACGAGGGGCGATAGTTTGCAGTGCGTTCGGGCTATCGAGCGCACTGCCTTATACGTCGGTATCCGGCTTAAAAGTGGGCCAGCCTGGGCGCTGGCCTTACCGTTGCCGAAACTATTGCTGTACTCACACTGGCTGGAGAAACGCTAAATGACAACGAAGAATCGCGCCGAATTTATTGTTAATCTGGTCGGCAATGTGACGCAAAAATCCCGCCAGTTCGGGGCCAGTATCCGCCGGTTCGGCACCGAGGGCAGTCGCTCAATGCGGCTGTTTTCCAGTGCGGTCACGGGGGCGAACGGTATTCTGGATAAATTTGATAACCGCATGGTGGGATTCGTCACCGGCGGCGGGCTGGCAATGGCAGGGAAACAGATTGCCGACCATCAGCAGACCATCACCGAACTGGGCACAACCTATAATCTGACGGCAGACCAGGTGATGAAACTCGATGCCGCGGTCACCAAAGTGGCCGCGCATCGTAAACTCAGTACCGCCGATTTAACGACCGGGGCAGAAGCTTTCATGGGAAAAACGAATGATTTTGAGGCCACGTTAGCGCAACTGGATAATATCGCGCTCAGTATCAATGGGATCAAAATGGAAGCCAGTGCTGCCGGGAATGAATTGGGCGGGATGTTTAATGTTGGCTTTAAGTCCCCAGAGAAAATGCGAAAATGGCTGGACAGTGTAGTTTCTGCCAGCAAAGAGGGAACGGGCAATATCGGTGATCAACTGGCCGCATTAAGGGGATTGGGAAAAGATACAAAATGGCAATCCCAGTTAGACCAGCAGCAAATGCTGGCAATGCTGCGTATTGCTAATGCCGAATTTAATGATCCAGAGCAGGCAGTTTCTGCCATGCAGGGTTTTTACGACGTTATTAATGATAAAGAAAAGCAGAAAATTTTAAAACGAAAAGGCCGAATTAATGTAAAAGATAAAAAGGGTCAATTTAAACACCCTGTGGATTTAATGTTTGAAATCGGAACTGCGGCAAAAAATAAAAAAGACAATTTAGAAGATGTTTTTGATGGCGATACATTGAAGTTTGCTATGGTTTTTGCCGACGTTAAAAAACGTGATTTGGTAAAAAAACTTGCACACCCAAATAATATTGAAGAGGGGTTGCTGGAGAAAAAAGCCACACAAAACGTTCAGACATTCAATGGTGCTCTAACATCATTAATGAATACAGGTGAGCGATTTGCCCAGTTAAAGTTGGCTAAGCCGGTGCAAGATTTAGCCGATGCCATTCATTCTCTGACTCCGGAAGAATTAGACGAATATGCCGCCGCGGTTGAAAAGGCCGCGTATGCTATCGGGGCAGCGGTGGCAGCACGTTATGCTTGGCGGGGTTATAAAAAGTTATCTGATATGCTCAAAGGGCCTGGTGGCACAAATTCCACGTCTAATAATGACAAACTAGGGGCGGGTGATTCGGATGTTGTGCCGGTTTATGTCACGAACTGGTCAGAGCAAGGTCAATCGGATAATAACAACGGCTACAGTAATAACAAGTCAAAGTTTAATCGTGGCGGACTGATCGGTGCAGTAATCAATACAGTCAGTGAGCTTGAGGCTCTGTTGCCATCCGGAGAAGAAAAAAAGGCTACCTTCGAAAGATGGAAGAAACAAATGAAGGAAGAATACCCCCATGCATATGATAAGAACGGTCAAGAGCGCGGTTCCAAACTATTCCCAATTAGCCTCAAGGAGTGGTGGTATAAGCGTAACGATCAGATAGTTAATGAAGGACTCAAACCCTCCCCTTATTTAACCGGAAATTGGGAGCAGAAGTCTCCCCCGTCGTTGGCAGAACCTGCAAACCCGCAGCCCCAGCCGCAGCAAAATCCGCAAAAATCCCCAGAGGGGAAGATTGTTATTCAGGTTGAAACGACCGGGGATATCAAAGCGAAAACGAAATCAGTCAAGGCTGAGAATGTCGATTTGCGGGTGAACACCGGTTACAGCTACGGGAGAAGTTACTGATGATACCCGATTTTGATGGCGTGTTAACGCTGTTTAACGATACCTCCTGGCGTTCAAAAGTGGGGACGGGTAAAGGGACATTTCGCGGTGCCCCATTCTATATTATTGATGATGCGACATTAACCGGTGGTCGTCGTGTCGTTCGTCATGAGTATCCCTTACGGGACGACGGCGAAACCGAAGACATGGGGCTGACTACGCGCGAATACTCATTTACTGCGGTTGTGTTTGGTGATAACTATTTTAGTCAGCGTGATGCGCTGATAACGGCACTTGAAGCCCCAGAACCCGGCGAAATCGATCATCCCTACTGGGGTAAGCAGAAGATCCAAATCGAAACCTACACCGTGCGGGAATCCTGCTATACCGGTGGGGTTGCGATGTTCTCTGTCACATTTGTGCCGGCAGCGGATAAAACAGCCCCAGTTGAAGCGCACAAGCCCGAACTGAACAGCGACAGCCTGACGAACCGCGTTCTGTCCGATGTCACAGCAGCATGGAATACCGTAACCGGCGCAATCGCTAAAGTCACGGATACGCTGAATACGGTTGAAGCCACAGTTAACACCATTGTTAACGGTATTCGCAGTTTACCTGCCACATCTGGTATGAACCAGTTATTGGGGTCTGCGTTAGCGCTGAAAGGTTCCTTAAAGAACCTGGTTAATGCCCCGCATCAACTCTTTGATGATATTGCTAATTTAGTCAGTGGCATGGCGGAAGTTGCTCCACCGGCGGTTGCCAGCCGGGCGTTACGTAAAACCGGCAGCAGTATTCAGGTGCAATCTAAGTCGAATGTGCCGGCAGTAGCACATTTACAACATGTGGTTAATACCACCACTACCGTTTTTATTGCGGCTCAACTCGCCGGGTTAGTGTTAAACGCCGCGACAGAAGCGGCGAAAACCAAACCGCCCGCGCCCGCATTAACCCTGACCGGGACACCTTACGCTGTTCTTTCTCCGTCAGCCGTTAATGCTCAGTCATCCGAATCTGACGTTGAACTCTTGATAACTTCCATTCCTCTGATTGAAACCCTGGATGATACCCGCAAAGCCAGCGTACAGCTTGATGACGAGCTGATGCAGTTACTGATAGCGACCGGTGATTTGGGCTGGTTCGAGACTTCAAATCAGCTTCGTGATTTTCGCATTACTTTTGTGCAACAAATGCAAGCCACGGCGGGGGCGTTACCGACCGCCAGGCATATTGCGCTGGCGGGGACAGAGCCGGCATTGGTCACGCTTTATCGTGAAACGGGTGATGTGCGACAACTGGACCGTTTTATCCGCCGCAACGGTATCCGACATCCGGCGTTCGTGACGGGCGGCGTAGAAATCGAGGTCATCAATGGCTAACACGATTGAATTAATTTTGGGTAACAAAATCTATTCAGGCTGGAAAACACTGGATGTCACCCGCAGCCTGGAGGACATGGCCGGGCAATTCTCACTGGGTGTCACAGTTAAAGGCAGTGACTCACCACTGGTGCTAATGCCGGGGCAATCCTGTCAGCTTGAAATGAATGGTCAGCGGGTAATTACCGGTTATGTGGATACGGTGGAAACCAGTATTGAAGATGAGCGGACTATCACAGTGTCAGGCCGGGATAAAACCGGTGATTTAGTTGATTGTGCCGCAATACATGGCAAGGGTCAGTGGCGTAATGTCACCCTGGAAACTATCGCCAAAGACTTGTGCCAGCCGTTCGGTGTCGTCGTTCGTTGGGAAGTCAAAACGGCATCAGCGGCAACCGTATTCAAGCAATGGCAAATCGAACCCGGTGAAACTGTGTTTGATAACCTTTCTCGTGCAGCTCGGCACCGTGGGGTGCTGGTAACCAGTAATGCGCTCGGTGAACTTGTTTTTACCACTGCCGGCACGGAAAAAGCCGGTGTCTTAGTGCTGGGGCCAGCAGACAATCAAGGTGTAAAAATTCAAACCATTGACACTTACCTGTCATGGGTTGACCGGTTCAGTCTGTACCGCGTTAAGGGCAGTAATGCCGCCGGCGGTTTATGGGGTGAAACCCAAACCCCGGCACAATCTACCGCGATTCATATTGATGTTCGTGATGCTGAAATTACCCGTTATCGCCCAACTATCATTCTTGCTGACGATAACCTGACGACTGCAAAAGGCAATGCACGCGGCTCGTGGGAGCAAAAGCGCGCACTGGCGCATGGCGTAACCGCAACGGTTGGGGTTACCGGCTGGTTCAAGCCAAACGGCCAAATTTGGCAGCCTAACGAACTGGTGGTGCTAAAAGCCCAGCAAGCTGGATTGAATGAGAAAGAACTGTTGATTGTTTCGGTGAATTATACGCTCGATAACGATGCCGGCACAGTAACAAAGCTCGAACTGATGCCGCGGGAGGGTTTTAACGAACCCGCCCAGCCTGAACCCAAAACCAATAATGGGGTATGGAAATGATTAATCAGATTAATAAGCTCACCGCCAGTCTTCAACGCCGGGTGCGTCTGCTGATTTCACGGGGCGTGGTTAATATTGTTAATGACTCGCTGAAACAACAAAACTTGCAGGTTTCCCTGCTTGCTGATGAAGCTGCTGACGATGTAGAACGGTTTCAAAACTATGGTCATAGCAGCGTTCCGCCCGCGGGCAGTGAAGCGATTGTCTTGTCTGTCAGTGGCGTTCGCCAGCATCTTGTTGCGATTGCCGTTGATAATAAAAACAGTCGTATGGGTAAGCTAAAGGCGGGAGACAGTGCGCTTTATCACCTGGAGGGGCATCATGTTTTACTGACTGAAAATGGCGTTGTTCGCATTCAGTGCAAACGGCTGGAAGTTATGGCGGATGAAATCGTGTTTGACACGCCCCAAACCCGCTTTACAGGCAATGTTGATATAAAAGGTGTGAGTTCAGCCGCCAATCATATGTCAGGCTCAACCAGCGGTAAAGACCATATTCACACTGAGCATGACGGATACAGCACGAGCAAACCACAATGAATGACATCGCGCTTCAATGGCAAACCAACAACGCTGACATCATTATCGCGCATGCCGATATTGTGCTGGATAACTCATTATCTACCGCGGTCATTATTTCCTTGTTTACTGACCGTAGGGCGCTGGATTCTGACGAACTCCCTTCGGGAGCCGGTACTGACAAACGCGGTTGGTGGGGAGACTCATTTAATGCGCGGCCAATCGGCAGCCGTTTGTGGTTGTTATCACGAGAGAAACAGTTGTCATCGGTTTTGCATCGTGCCAAAGCCTATGCAGAAGAAGCGCTGGCCTGGCTGATTGAAGATAACAATGCAAAGCAAATCAATGTTGCTGCCACAGCCCCCGCCCGCGGGGTTTTACTGTTAACAGTGACTATTACTCTATTCAACGGCAGTGTGTTGCCATTGTCGTTTAAAGCTCATTTAAGTGTGATTTAAATGCCGTATAAAGCTCCCTCACTTAGCGTGTTACTGGCTCGCACTCAGTCAGATATTGAAAGTCGTTTACCCGGCACCTTTGCCCGTTCTGCATTCAGCACAACGGGGGCAATTGCTTTTGCTAATGCGGGTAACGCAGCCGGATTGCATGACCATCTCGCCTGGACTAGCCGACAGGTTGTTCCGCATCTTTCAGACGATGACAAGCTGCTTGAACATTGCGAGTTCTGGGGGGTATGGCGTAAACCCGCCACCCAGGCGATAGGGAGTATTACAGCGACTGTACTGAATGAAACTTTGATACCAAAAGGGACACGTTGGCAGCGCCCAGACAGTGTTGTTTTTGAGTCTGCCGATGATATATATGTGGCTCCTGGGGAAACCCTGGTTTCTGTTATTGCTATTGCCCCCGGCAGGCAGGGCAATACAGCGTCTGGTGTTGAATTTGAGTTAGTTTCGCCAGTGGTGGGTGTGAAAACTCAAGCGATCAGTCAGTACATCGGTGGCGGTGCAGAACTGGAATCGATGGACTCACTGCGTTCTCGTTTGTTGTTTAGAGTGCAATATCCACCGTCAGGCGGCAATAGATACGACTACGAACGCTGGGCAAAGGAATGCGCTGGGGTTACTCGGGCGTGGTGTATTCCGCGCTACCGGGGATATGGTTCTGTTGGCGTTTTATTCGTGATGGACGAAGAAACAAACATATTCCCACGTGATGGTGATTTAACGAGAGTGAAAGAATACCTGACCGGGCATATCAACCCTGTCACAAACCAAGCGGAAGGCAAAACAACAGGCGCGGAATTAATTGTTGAAAGCCCTGTTGCCAAAGTCATTAATTTTCGTATTCGTTTATCGCCGAATATTGAAACAGTCCGCCATGCCGTAAAAACCTGTCTGAAAAGCTATCTGGAAAATCTGCCGCATGGCGGGCTGGCTTTACTGTCAGAAATGCGAGCGGCAATTTCTAATGCTCCTGGCGAAATTGATAATACCGTGATTTCGCCCGTTGTTGACGTATATGCGGCAGAGAATGAGATTTTCGTGCTGGGAGATATCGAATGGCAATGACCGCAAAAGACTATCAAAAATCCGGTCTTGATTTACTGCCCGTCGGCAAAGCCTGGGTGAGAGATCCCGATAGCGATTTGGGTAAATTAATGCTTGCCTCCGGCGAAGAATTTACCCGTATCGACGTGCTCAATGACGCTATTTTAAATGAAATTTATGCCGACCGGGCTTTTATGCTGCTTGAAGATTGGGAAGACTTTGCCGGGCTTCCAGATTGCAGCATTGACGATGAGTCAACGATTGACAGTCGTCGGCAGGCAGTAAAAGCAAAATTGGTCATGTCGGGTAGTCTTTGTAATCAATTTTATGAACACTTGGCCGCAGAACGCGGCTATCGCATCAAAATCGAGGAGCATTACCCGCATCACTGCCTGCGGGGATGCAATTATCCAATTTACCCTGAAAAGAATTGGTTTCGTGTTTTTGTTCATGTTTTTGAAAAGACAATGCGTTTTTCAACTGTACTGGATAATTGTCAGCAACGCTTGCGTGTTGCTGACGCGGCAGACCTTGAGTGTTTGTTAGAACGATATGCTCCCGCCGAAACTGAATTTGTATTTATTTATGAGGATTAACGATGTTTGGACTTGATAACCCGTCGGGCGTTAGCGTGATGCCGCCCATCACGCCGGCAAGCAATCCGACGCCACTCTGGTTTACGAATGGTGGCGCGGGCCTTGCTGTCAGCTATCCCGGCCAGGAATGGTTTAACATTGTGCAAGCCGAATTACTTGCCGTTTTGCAAGAAGCGGGCGTTAAGCCAGACAAAAGCAAATTAAATCAACTTGCTGTGGCAATTAAAAGTATTGCGGCTGAAAGAGGTATTGAACTAACAGATAAACTCGGCAACAGCAGTGCATTAGCTGCATCACAAAAGCTGGTTAGTGAAGTTAATGATAATGCCAATAGTAAGCTGGCAAAAAGTCAAAACGGCGCCGACATTCCTGATAAAAATGCCTTTGTGAAAAACCTCGGGTTGGTGGAGACGGTGAATAAGGCGAATAATGCCGTGCCGAGCAGTCGGAAAATTAATGGGAAGGCGCTGAGTGGGGATGTCAATATTACTTCTCAGGATATCTTTGATGAGCCAATTACTATCCCCGACAAAGCCGATTTAAATACATACAGAACGGGCGGTATTTATTATCAGCCATCTAGTGCTT